TATAGATGCTACTTGATCTCCTACATCATTTACTTCGCATAAAACAAATGCATCATTATACTTTGTTCCCACATCTTGTATGATGCTTGGAAACAACATAGGTTTGATTTCATTGTTTCTATATTTTGCTACTACAGCATGAGGGAACTCGGTTATATCTACAACTATAAAAGCTGAATAGTCTTTGGATACACCTCTTGCTACGTCAACCGTAATTACATAATCATGGCCTTTGATAGGATCAACAAAGACATCTAATCCACCACTAGATTTACCTGGTTGTTCATATATAAGTGTTCTTAACTTACTAGGAGCAATAAGAGTATCAACAGATCCTAAGAACTCACACTCAAACTCAATCTTAAACTGTTGTTCAGATGTGTTGGCAATAGTCTGTCTCTTCCATTCAGCATCCCTACCAGGAACTTCTGACCAATGAACATCTGTTGGAACATATTCATTCTTTCCTTTTTCTGCGTCGTGCCAATACCTATAAAAATGGTTCATCCCGTGAGGGGTTGAAACCATTATGACTTTCGTGCTTTTACCAGAAGTAATAGTAGGATAAACACTAGCAAAGAAAGACTCAGCGATGTGATTGGGAACAAAAGCAAATTCATCCAAGAATAGGATGTTGAAAGACATACCCCGAACAGCACTAGCACTAGTGGAAGCCGCCAATATTTTAGAACCATTTTCTAACTCCAATGAACCTTTATTCCATGATATAATTCCTTGCTGCATCCATTTTGGCAAGTTCTCATAGGCAGTTTGTAATCTACCTAACAAGTCTCTTGCAGTTGCTGCTTTGTTAGCAAGAATACCAATATTTACATTATCATTAAAAACAGCATAATGTAATAAGTATGATACCGATGTCGTAGACTTACCAGTCTGCCGAGGCATCTTACATATATTAAATCTATTATGATGGAAATTATTAATTAATCTTTCTTGAAAGTCATAAGGTCTAAAAGGTACAAGACCTTCATCTAGAGAAACAATCTTTACGTGATTTTTTGCAAAATATACGGGATCATTCTTACAAGCCATAAACTCAAGAATTTGTTCTTGAGTAAATTCCTGTGCAACATTCGCCTTTTTTAAGAGGGGATTGCCTAAATAAATGTCTTCCATAATAACCTCCTACATCATTTCATAGTGTCCAAATTTTCTATCGTGATCTCTAGTTTTTTGTTGTAAGTCTAATATTTTTTCTAAATTCTTTACTTTCTTTTTTAACTGTTTAGTTTCTTCCTCCTGTCTGGAGGAGAGGTTCTCCTGGGTCATAATTGGAAACTTGGTAAGACCAGAGTTGAG